ACATCACCTTCCATTAATTCTTCAGGTTTAAGACCTGGTTCATAGATTTTGGCTCTTAATAGATTCAATGTCATATCTCTACCACCAGCCATAAGAATATTTTCATCTGCAGCTGTTAGGTATCCGACTTTTACACTGTCTTTTTTATTTTTGTAAAAAATTCCTTTTGATGGTAGCGGTACCACATCGTGTGGTAATGAAAATTCCATCTGTCCATATTGTGCTGATTCATCCATAATAAAAAACCGTAGAGTTTAGCTCTACGGTTAAATATAAATTGAAAAAAAAGTAAATAAACAATTCTTAATAAATTAACACACAACGGTCCATTCTAAGTGTTGTTGCAATGGTTGCTAATCCATCCTGACTGTAATTCAACTGGTTAAAGTTAACATCACTTAAGAATGTTCCATATAATATCCATTTTTCTACTACAACACCTGTTGGGTCTAACATCTCAAGGTCGACATCTTTTTTGTAACCCGCAGCATAACCCATACGACCAGTTACTGATTCCGCACATAAACGAACCCATTCCATCATAGCTTGTGCGGCTGACGGACCAATCGGGTCACGGAATGTTACCGGAATTGTTTGCCAGTTAAATCTACCTGCAACGAATGTAGATGTATTTAAAAACGGTATTTCAACCGGATTAATTGTAATGTGTGGTCGAGCAGCGCTCTCAACAAACCATTCGTTGATACCCAAAGATGATGGGAACCTTAGAATGAATCGGTTCATTCTTTTAGGTTCGTAAGGTATCGGCATTTTCATTAATAAATCAGCCATTGTTCTTTGTTTCTTTTACTTTGTTAATTTATCTATAAATATACAATTTGTAGTTTTTTTACCTATTGACTTTTAAAGGTTAATTTTCTACTATTGCATTGTATCTAGTTCTAGTTTCCAGTTTATTTAATATTGCTTTTTAATTCCTCCAGCTGTTGAATAAGTAGTTAATCCTTCTTCTTTGTCTTTAAAATATCCTTTAATTGCTTCTAGGTTTTTTAAATCATCATCGGAAAACCCTATTTTAGGTTCAGCAGGAATAAATTTATTTGCAATGTCTTTTTTGAGGGTCGCCCTACCTTTAAGTAAAGAAGCCATCGATTTAATATAATAAATAAAATCTTCTAAAGCTTTTATTTTTGCTTGTTCAGGGTTTTGAGCTCCTGACGCATCACCAAAACTTACAGGGTTATAACGATTCATTTCTAAATATGAACGTATAAGTTGTGTATCAGTCATTTTTTCTTCACCCGCAAACTCACGATATTTTCTTAAGTTCTTTAAAAGTTTTTCCTTATCTATACCCTGATAATTGTTTATGATGTAGTTGAAAACTCCCTCTTTAATTGTGTTCGGGTTATGACCTCTTGCGGTGATTATCGCAAAAATGGACCCGTTGTTAACCGCTTCTACAAAGTCATCCCAAGCAGGACCTGGTTTAGCTCTCATAGCATCTATTAAAAACTGTCCATCACCAGGTGTTCTGAAGTTTCTAAATGGGTCATCAGAAAATCCTACAATAGTCTCACCCTTGTAATCGAATTTTTCTTTTCCTATTTTACTTCTGTATTCGGCGAAATCATCTGTAGACATTTCTACATCATCACCATCTTCACTCTGTAAAATAATTTTAGTTGGCATATGGACAATGTTATCATCCCAGTCAAAAGCGTAATACTTAAGGTCTGGTGTCCCGTGTTTTGATATACCTTCTTTAAATTCTCTTTTCATATTGGCAAAAAGTGGGGTGATTAACCCCACTTATAATTAGTAGTTTATTAGATATTTTCAAACGAAGCTCCTGTTGGAGTAATGAAGAATTCGATATCGATGAATTCAAGTGCCTTCGTTGGTTTTAAGTAAATTTTACCTGTTAATGTATTTCTGTCTAAATCTTCAGGTGAAGAACTTACTGTTACACGGAAGTCGTAAAGACCTCTATCTCTTCTGATTGAATCCAAGATTGGGTTTACAGAATCCAAGAATTGTTGTCTTACGATTTCGTCGTTTTGTTCAAACAATAATCTTACAGCTACCGCTGAAATCAACTTGCGAGCTTGTAGTAACAATCTTCTTACGTTCAATCTGTTCAATGCTGAATCAGAAACTTGTAGAGTTTTGTTACCCCAAATTACTGTTCCTACGTCTGCGAAAGTTGCGATAGGGTTGATACGACCTTGGTAAAGAGTATCTCTATCTTCTTGAGTTAGTTTTAATCTTGCTTTGATTGAGTTTACAAGACCTCTTGTGTAACCCGCAGATGCGAACCAAGGGAATGAAATGTTATCAGTCAATGCTAAGTTTCTACAAACTTCACCTGTTGGGGGTAGATAGATTTGAGTGTTGTTAACAGTATCTCTTGTTAAAATCCAAGGATAGAACGTTGCTGTATAACTTGAGTCGATACCTGTTTGGTCAAGATTATCAACCGCTTCTTGAGGGTAAATAATTTCAAATTGACTGTTAGCGTCAGGTGTATACATATTGTAATCAGGTGTTGTTACAATGTAAACAGAGTCCGCTCTTTCGTTAGACACCATTCCGATTGCCAATTCACACAAGTTAGAATTGTTAACATAATCGATACTTGCGGTTGCAAATACATTGATGTTTGTTGATTCAGGGTTGTTGAACGACAAGATACCAAGTAAGTATGCGTAGTAGTCGGTGTTAGCAAAGTCTTGAGTGTTGTTAGCAACAACTATTCTTTTAAATGTACCGTCTCCTGTAGCGTTAGGGTATCTAACTGATGGGTAAGCACCTTGTAAGAAACCTGATGCACCTAATGCGAATCTGTCTTGGTTTGTTCTAAACTCTCTATAGATATCCCATCCGTCAAATCCACCTTGGAAACACATAGTGTATTTTCTTGAATATAAGAAGTAGTATGGGTTTTCTTGAGTTGTAGGTTCGTCAGAGAAATTAGCTACACCACAAACAAACGCCGCTTGTCCACTAGTTACGAATGCATCACCGATAGTTACAATTGTTGCTCCTGAATCCATATGGAAACCTTGTGTTAAGTAATTCCAAGGTGCCGATTCTGTAGCCAAGTACCAGTTAGTAACAGGATTTTGTTTACCTTTGTATTGTAACAAGTCAGAATCAATACCTAAAGAACTTGAAAAACCTAAGTAAGTTCTTCTTACGATATCTCCTGATGAGGTTACAATGTTAGAACCACCTGCAGTTGTACCAAATGGTGGGTCAAATACTGTTTCACCTGGATAATAATATTTGTTTTTGATTATTGCGAAAGGTGATGGATTTGATGCTGTTTCGTAAACTCTTGATTCTAAACCATAGAATCCACAAGGAAGTGCATCTATTACATATTCGTCAGATAACTCAATCATAATATATGCCGAGTTTAAAGGATATTCACCATCTGATGAACCAACTTTTTTAGCTACGAAACTGTTTGAACCCGGGTCCATCGTACAGTTTGTGTATTTTTCATAAACAACAGGATTAGCATCTGTGTCAAAGAAATCACGAACTAAGATGTCAAATGTCATATTACTGAACGAAAGGTTAGCAATTGAAATTTTAACTTCTGTGTTAGCTGAGTTACCATCAGAGATAGAAACAAATCTAAATAATTTGTAAACCTTGTTACCTCTTAATTCAGATACAACATAAGGTGTTTTAGGTGTTTGATATCTATCAAGGTACCAAGCGATTGTCGTTGTAGATGAAGTATCTCTCGCTTCAGGTAAAGCAACCATTTCTGGCTGAATACCTCTAATGTAACCTTTATTATAACCATAGTTTAAAAGACCAGGGTAAGACTCCTCAACAAATACAGGAACTTGAGTTCTTGGTTTGAAGAAGTTTGTCACACCTAATACTTTTGTAATATAATTTGAATTATTTGATTGGAATGATACATCAAATGTAAATCCTGAACCTTGATAAGTTGCCCCACTCAATTGGAATGTTGCAAAAGGACTTTGTGATATACCTGAGTATGCGCCTGTTGTAACCATTTGTAAATCTGTAAGACCTGTAACTTGGTAAGTCATACCGTGGTCGTTAGCGTCATAGATTGAAATACCTCTTGAACGTAGAGTTGCAACAACCAAGTTATTGTAATCTGTATAAGCAGTACCACTATAAGTGTAGATACTACCTGACAATGTTCCGTAGAATGTTCCCGAAGCGCCTGTAAAGTAATTTGAAACCGCATAATCCCAAGAATAACCTGAGTAACCATTACCTGTTGTTGGATTGAATGCTGCGTAGAACCAAGTGTCGTTGTTTCCGTCAGTTAAATCGTTAGCTTCCAAATCAATACTATCACAACCAAATTGGTTAGTTAAACCTGTAAATGTTCCATCAAGGTTTGTATAACCTGTTGTTGGGATTGCTCCGTAAACAACTGCAGTTGTTGCTGAAAGATTTGTATTACCTGATATACTTTGTACAAACGATGTGATGTCTGAATTATAAGTTGATGTTGAACCATCCGCTAATGTATACTGAACATTCAACTCATTAGATAACACTGAAGGTAATGACGATGTGAATGTAATCGTACTACCTGATGAATATCCACTAAAGTTTGCAGTAAAGTTTTGAGGGATAGCATATCCTGTGTCAATTCCAACAGTTGTTCCATCAACATTGGCAATTAATCTAATTGACCAAGATGGACCAGCATCATACCCTGACAAACCTAAAATTCTTGTTACGAATAATTGGTTAGATTGTTGTAGGTAAGACTTTGCAATGTAAGCCGCCTCATATTTAGGGATTTGAGTTCCGATAAATTTTACTGGTTCTGTTCCACCAAAAAATGTTTGGAATTCATCGTAATTTGTAATGAAGATTGGTTCGAAGGCTGGACCCTTTAAAGTCTCCCCAACTAATCCCAAAGTTGTAACACCTACGCTTTGTGCTACGAAAGATAAGTCTGTTTCTGAAGTATAAACGCCGGGTGAGACGAAAACCTTTTGATTTGCTTGTGCTGTTGCCATTTAGTTATTCTTTTCTAAAAATGAATTTATTTTTATCATAAATATTTGATTAAAACACAAAAAACTTGACTTTTGAATATGTATTTGTAAACGGTAAGAATTTATTCTGCCTTTATTCTGCCTTATGGACAAAACACCTCATAAAATAAAGAATTTAAAGATTTCTGTTGAAGCACACACAATGTTAAAAAAACACTGTGAAAAACACGGTTTAAAGATTTATAAGTTTTTGGAAAACTTAATTGCCGAAAAGTGTAAAGAAAA